TCAAAAGATGGGTGTTCAAAATCTTCAATAATTGGATCTTGCATAAGTTGTTCACCTAAATATCTTAAATGCTTTCTGCTTTGTTCATGTCTTGTTTTATGATCATCATCATATTTACCACCACATTGACACATATGTTTTTGTATCAATTGCTTACGGCGTTGTTTATTTTCATTCTTCATTTTATATACCTTGCGGTATTCTTTGATATCTGCTGTCTTTACTCTTACCATTATTATAATATATTATTCCCCTTAATATTTAAGTTCTTTTATCTTTTATGTTAAATCTTTTTAAATATGATTTCAAATTTTTTTCAACATCTCTTGAATCACCCCAAATAACATAATAACTTAGATATCCCGCCCTTAATGGATCATTAGTTTTAAGATCTGTCTTATGTCTCTTTTTATAATTTTCTCTTACTGTTTTATCTGCTCCGTCAATATATGTATCTGCGCCTTTAAGACCAAAATGAATAGTTTTTTTAGGATTTTGAAACATGGCTACAAATCTTTTTTTATCTCTGTTTGATTTACCAAAGTAAGTTAAAATAGGCATTATAATTATACAAACATTTTTTTTATATTGTTACTGTATATTCTTGTAATGGACCAAGATATGTTGCCATAAACATAAAATCACTTAGGATAAATTGTGAAGAAGTTGCAAGATCTGAAAAATTAGTTGTGCCACCTATGTTAATATATGTTTGAAACGATATTGTATCCAATGTATTAAAATATATTTTATTATGATATTTGACTGTAATGACTCGCCCCAGTTGTTGTCTTACATATTGACATTCCACCCCTTCTTCTTCTTGTGTTCCATTAATTACAGCTTTTATTATGGGATTGGCTCTGTTTGTATTTAATGGATCCCATTCAAATTTAAACGTTACCATAATTTCAAATAAACCCGGTAAACCAACCATTTCCCAATCGGTTTTAAAATTACTTGAGGTATTATAAGCGTTCCAATCAAATAAACGGGAATTTTGCCCATATGCTATAGTTTTCACACCTGTTCGTAATATAGATAGATAAATACCGTTTCCATATTTTCCAGTATTTAATCCACTGCCTAAAACATCAATTGTTTCTATTAAATCTGTGTGCCCAATACGTATTGTATAATTTATGGGTTGTGCAAATAATCCCGCTCCATAATGCAATGGTTGTTGAACTGTTATCTTACTATCTGCTGAACTGTTATCCAATATTTTAAATTTAAGAGTGGATGTTGAAGCGTTATAAGTTAAATCACTGTCGCTTTTTTCTACTTCATCATTTGGGTCTAAAAATAAAATCTTGTTATCTGTTGCTGTTGCTATATCTGTTCCTTCTAACTGTAGTTTATTTATCGTTAAAATTTCGCTTACTGGATTAAAAATTAAACTACTCCGTTTTACTTGGTTATTGCCTCCATTCTGTAGCAAAATATAAAAGTTTATATCACTCGTTGGTAAATCCACATCTTCTAATGTCAAGGTATTCCTTATTATAGTTTCATTATTGGTAATTTTTATTTTTGAAGCATTATTTATTTCAAAATTATGTGCCCCACCTGTTGGAACATTGGATTTGATACTATCTATATTTAATTGAAATTGATAATTAATACTTGATAATGCGGTTTCATTTCCTATTTCCAATACTGGATCCAATGTCGTCACCTCTCGTTTTGATCTAATTCTGCCAATATTATTAAAAACTATTTCGTTTTTTGTTCCTGAAAATGCTGTTGATAATTCATTTAATGTTATATTTGTATCTTGAAATAATGATAAAGGTTTGTTACAATACACATCAGTTGAAAATACATATAAACTTGATATATTGTTTATAGTAAAATTATGAGATGTTGGATGATCAAAAACTAAGGCTCCCGGTGTTCCTCTTATTATCCCATTTGTTGTTGAAGCATCTTGAAAAGTTATTTGTGGGCTACTTGTTGTATTTCTTATAACTAAATCATTGTATGATGTTGTTACCGTTGATTCTATTCGTAGTTTCCATGTGCCAGACATTCTAAAAACGTATCCAGTAGCATGATTAAAATACATACCATATGTATTATCGATCTCTATTGTGCCGTTATTTGTTCCATCAAGAATAAGCAATGGTGTAAATGTTTGTAGCGTGTTTGTTAATCTTGTAGATACCAACGTTTGTGAATTCGGATTATAATAAAAATTTCCTTGATTACCCAATTTTCCAGTTGTAGCCCCGTTTCCATCTATAAATAAAATTCTTGAATTCTGGCTGGTTGTAGTAGTGATTGCGCTTATTGTTGTGTCTCCTTGTAAATCTGTATTGCCTGTAACTGTTGCAGTATTAAGATTTGTAGTTCCATTACATGTTAAATTCAAAGTGGCTGTTATGTTAGGGCTTGCTAAAGTTTGATTGGTTGCATTGAAAAAGAACAAGTTGAAGGATTCCATTTTCCCCGTAGTTGTTGAACTTTCAATAAATGGGATACGGTTATTATTAGTGCTTGTGCTTTGTGGTGCTGTTATGGTGGTGTTACCTTGTAAATCTATATTTCCTGTAACTGTTGTAGTTCCTGTAATTGTTGTAGTCCCGTTAAGATTTGTAGTTCCAGCATTTGTTATATTTATACTGGTTGATATGGATGGAGTATTTAAAACCTGATTGGTTGGATTAAAAGTAAATAAGTTGAAGGATTCTAAGTTCCCAGTATCTGTAGAACCTTCAATAAATGGGATACGGTTATTTGCAATACTTGTGCTTTGTGGTGCTGTTATGGTGGTATCTCCTGCTATTTCTATATTATCAATAACATATATATTACCTACTCTTAGTGTTTCTGTAAATGGATTAAACCTTAATGCTGTATTCTCTCGTAATTTATTACTTGAGTTTATGAATTGAATATTAAAATTTAAGTCAGATGTTGAATCTTGTAAACGTAAAGATTGCGTAATCTCATTAGTGACATTTAAATTAAAAATTGTTGCCGCTGTCCCCACTGTTAAGTTTGATATTTCTAATGTGTCAGTTGATCCATAATATTTAAAGCTATTATCTGCTGATAAAAGGCGTGTGCCTGCATCCCACATAAGAACATTTATACCATATCCAAATGTTTGTGGGGGTAATGCCATTTGTGATAGTTTAACACTCCCTGCAACTTCTAAATCTCCATTTAGATCAGTTAACCCACCTACAGTTAAACCGCCCGGTATATTTGCGGATGTAAAAGTTATGTTTGCTGCATTTAGTGTTCCGGTTACTGTAACATCATTCGCGGTAATGTCTCTCGCTATTAAGTCTATATTTGAAAATATTATGTTTGAGTTGGTGATCTCCATTTTTACCGCATTATTCACACGAAAGGATATGTTACCCGTGGTATTGAGTTGTGTTGATGCTTCTTGTAATGAGACTTGATAATCTATTCCGTTTTGTCTTGCTGTGTTATTAACTAATTGTAATTCCGGAAGCCCTGCACCAGTTCTTCTTCCTATAATCCTTGCAATGTTCTCCCAAAAAATAACGCCTTTATCTCCGGGTGTTGTTGGTGTTATTTCACGAAAATAAAAATCATGATTTGAGTTTATCTCTGCATCTGCGTTTAATGTTAAACCATATTCAACCGTTAATTTGGGCACATGTAAGCGATCGTTTATTGGTGAAAAATAAAGACTATTAAATTTATAAAGCCTGTTTGTTGTTGGGTCATGTATCAATATATTATGGTCATCTGTATTAAGTGGGTTTTGTTGTGTTAAACCTGATAAAATTACCGTCCCAGTTGCTACCAAATTATTTACATTTAATGTAGTTATTGTATAAGTTCCTATTGATAAGTTTGTAAATGTTCCATTTGTTGCAGTTATTGACGATGCCGTAATATCAACCAAATTGATTATTGGTTGCATTCCACTGTATCCACGTAAATTTTTTGACATTTTATATATAATTAGATAATATATATATAAATGGTAAAAACCGAAAAAGCAGAAATATACCGCCGTGTTAAACTTTTATCATACCGTTTAAATATTAATTTATATGAATATAAAAGATATAAAAAAGGTTCTAAAACTTATTGGAAGAAAGTTTTATTTAATTTAAAAGTTGAAATAATTGAAAGGATGTTTATGAAAAGAAAGTTATTAAATGTTCTTCCATGGTCTCTCGAATTATTAATATATAAATATTAATCAAATTTAACTGTTAATTTTTCTTTTAATTCTTGTTCTAATGCTTGTCGCTTCTCCCATTCATTTTTTTCGTTATCTGGTCTTTTATTAGTTCCATCACAATGAGCCAAAATTTTAATTATTTCTTCACTAAATCCGCCGAACCGTTCCCGATACCAATTCTCATCACGAGAACAAGAATAATCTAAAGAATCCCAATTTGTTTTATCCAAATCATCAACATTAGATCCAAAATTTGATAAATCTGATAAAGGCTTCCATTGTTCTGGCTTCTCATCCAAATCATCTTTTATAACTTGTGGTTTTTCGTCTGTTTTTTGTTCCATATATATATTCTAAATATTTTTTATTTAAGTTCCAGCCGTGGAAAAATTAATAAAAAAAAAATATTTAGAATATTATATAATGACTGATGAACAACTTAACGAAGTTAAAATTATGGAAACCGTTATTGACGAAATTGACGACACCGAGCAAAAAGAAGCCGAAGATGATAATGAGACAGATTCAATACAAAAACCAGCTAAAAAAAAAGGAAGACCACCCCTTACAGAAAAACAAAAAGAAGCCTTAGCAAAGGGTAGAGAAAAAAGCAAACGTAACCAAATTAAAAGGATGGCTAAAGAGAAGTTGGATAAGATTGAAAAAATTGAAAAGGAAGAATCAAACGTAGAAATTAAAGATGAGGAACCGAAGAAAAAAGTTCAACCAAAGATAAATAAGAAAAAGCCTAAGAAGCAAATCGTTATCGAGTCCGATAGTGATAGTAGCGATGATCAGATCGTATATGTAAGTAAGAAGAAAAAGAAGAAACCAAAGCGTAAGGTAATTATTGAAAGTAGTAGTGAAGACGATGACAGTGATGAAGACTATCCACCAACCCCACCACAACAACCAGTTCATAATATACCACAACGAAGATTAATTTTTAAATAATTAAGCGTATATGAAGTCCCCCTAAAATATCCAAACTCCCCCTATTTTTCTCTTTTTTTAGGTTTTTTTCTATATGAAAAATAAAAAGTTGAAAATAAAAAGAAATTTATTTTAAGGTAAAATAGGGGGATTAGAGTAAAAAAAGGGGGACCTATCTTTTCATATATTTTTATGTATATTATATAATATATAACAATGTATAAGACAATCCCAAATAAAGATATAGATTATGGAGCGGTTCCCATGGATACCGATCATGTTTTATGTAAAAATGTTGTTCCCCCTTTAGATGTTATAGTTAATGGTAGTCTTATTTTAATTTGTGGTTCATCTGGATCAGGTAAGACATCCATTTTAGTAAATCTAATAAGTAAAACGGGTAGTAAAAATGGTTACAAACAATCATTTAGGAAATGCTTTCATAAAATCATTTTATGTTCTCCATCAACCGCAACATTAAAACAGAATGTATTTAAAATTCCCGAAGAGCAAAAATATCAAGATTTTAATGAATGCATGGAAGATTTAGAAGACCATTTAGACGCATCACTTATGGAAGGTGAGCAGGATGAAGAAAAAAAGTTTAATTTATTGATATTGGATGATGTAGCGGCAGCACTTAGACAAAATAGATATAATGAAACACTATTAACCAAAATTTTACAAAACAGAAGGCATAAAAATTTAACATGTATTATTATTTCTCAAAAATGGACTATGATCCCGACAGGTATTAGAAGTAACGCAAATGTTGCTTTTATATTTAGACCTAAAACAATGCAAGAACAAGAGGCCATCACATCCGAAATATTACCAATTCATAAAAGAGACAGTATAGACCTTTTTAATTTTATTTTTAATGGAAGGTATAATCATTTAATGATTGATATGACGTTGAAAAAAAGTAATAAATATAGGTATTTTAAAAATTTTGAAGAAATAATATTTTAAATATTATAATGATACATATATATAATAATGG